GCGGCCGAACCAACAAAAACATCATTTCCACCTTGTTTAGGTTGTACTATACCTTTTTTATATTCATTACTAAAATGAAGTCGTTTCCATGTAGAGTACTGTCCTACTTGTACTAAATCACTAACTCTACGACCACCAATCTCTAAATATGCTCGTCTAATCATTGCTAAAGCACCAGTAGATGTAGGTAGAACTGAATTAGTATCAACTGCTGGAGATGCACTATTAACAACAATCTGTGCGAGATTCAACTGACTGTTACTATCCAATACTCCTTTTTTATCAAAAACGAACTTTGCTCCATTCTGCGAAAAATTAACTGGAAAAAGTAAATCTGTATTAACATCTTGATTAACTGGTCGTTCCATAGTGGTTGCTCTCAAAACTGAAGGTAGGGGTTGTCCTTTACTCATTTTATATTATGTAATATTAAAATATTTTAATTGATATTTTTTTTTAATATTACAAAAATCTCTCTAAATAGATTCCTAAAAACTCCTTTTGTCTAAACTATTCTTTTAAAAAAAGAATTACAAAAGGGGTTGGAGGGGTGTCCCCTCTTTAATTCATAACTGTAATTGCTCCATTCTGAATCATGATAGAGTTTTTATGTTTAATGAAAAGATAAAGTGAGTGCGGTTGCACATTAGCCCCATCTGGGGCCTTCAATCTCATTCTCATTCCAAATGGAGTACCCTTAAAGTTAAGTCCATTCTCACTAATATGGTCTAAATTAACTCCAATATTGTACTGTTGTATCTGGTCTTCTTCATTAATAGAGTAACGAACTCTGGAATATCTTGCTTGACCTGCTCCACCGACAGTTGTGTTACCTGCTCCAACATCATTAGAAAGTTCGGTTTTGAGAGATTTTACTGCATTGGCCAATCTCCATTCTCGTCTAATTGCATTAAGTTCTATCTTATTTTTCAAACTATCTGCAGTTCCTTCTGCTTGACTATCTTCTGACTGTACTTCAAAATCTAATGGGATACGAAGACCTCCTTTCGTAAATACCATGTCTTCTACTTGAATATTTCTCTCTAACTGACCTCCTTTTTCTTGAAGAGGTTGGAATGTTCTCTGACTATCATAACTGTAACTATTAACAAAAGAAGATGGAATGAGATTAGATATAATCGCAAGTGTGCGTCCAGTATTAATATTAAGGGAGAGATTATGGTCTGTTCCGTTAATAACATTGTAAAATGAAGTAAATGTATTGTAAGTAAGAACACCATTTTTATTGGCCATAAGTGACTGTTGAAATTGTTCGTCACCAGTTTCACATTCAAATGAAAGAGTCAAATCAGACATTTCATAATATGCACCACCTCCGGTCGTACCAGCAGTAGAGGCAGGGCCAATATTTCTAAATGTATTGTTATGAATTACATAATTGGAAGGAGCAAGTGTAATAACTATGCGAAGACCTTGTACTAAAGAAAGGTCAATAGGTACTCCTTGAATAAGTCCGTCTAAAATAGGAACAGCAAACTCAAAAGGACGGTCACATTTCTTTGCTTGTGAAACATCTTTTGCAAGAGCGCCGTAAATACTATCTACACCACCATTAAGATAACTATTAATAGATTCATTAAGAGGCATGAGGGAAGCACATAGACGATTATAACTTTTAATTGTACTATAAGTTCCACCAGTACCGAGGGACTGAATAGATATAGTTTCAAATGCAGAACTTACACCGGTTCTACCATCAATATAAATATCACCTACTGGAGCAAGTGCAGGATTAGCACTATTTCCACACCAATTAGATGCATTAGCAGGAGAAGTTCCATCTCCATTGAAAACAGAAAACTTTCCACTAACACGAAGAGATTTACCATTCATAATTTTTGGGTCACTTGGCACTTCAAAAACAATCTGCGTAAGTCCAGTTCTATCACCGAATAATCCAGATGAACTTGTATTCGTGGGATTTACTTGTACTACTTGTCTGCTTGTGTTTATCATTTATAAATAATAATGATATTTTTTTTATAAATAAAATTATTATTTTAGTTAGATTTTAAAATCTATAGCAAACTCTTTTGGAATAACCTTTTTCTAAAAGGTTAAAATATAATAGATGCACCATTTCTATTAACTACTAAACGGCGTATTGAAGCAATCTGATTAATCCATAGTTTATTTTTCTGTGGAGGAGAAGATGTAGAATATTCAACACGAAGTCCTAAATTACCATCTGCTTGTAGATTATAAACACCACCATATTTTGCTAAAGCACGACCAATAAGAAGATTACCTTCTTGTCCCTCCAGATTTCTAACCATACATCTTGCAGAACCCAATGCTTTTTCTGTTTCCCAAAGTGCTACTTGTTCGGTTTTGGGTACTGTTGCAGAAAGTTGTCCCAATTCAACTTTGCGTGTGGGTTGTAGTTTATTATTGACTAAATAATTATAGTTATCAACATTATCAACAATAGTACCGAGATTATCATTAAATATCTCTTCTCCTAAACCATTCTCCGTGCATAGTGTTAGAACAGAAGTGGCCATCTGATTAATGACTGGCATATTCAACTGAATTGTCTGTTCTGAAGCAGTTGTATTGTTACGGTAACAACTGTAAGTAAGATAATCATGTACTGCTCCTTCTTCCGTCATAGTAGATTTAGCAAGTTGTTCTACATATCCAGCAGGAGGTTGTGCTGTTTTAAGGACAAACTTAACATCAGTAAGTACAACTCGTGGAGTTTTATTAAACATATTAGTTCTTTTAATGAAGCATGTATTGTTGTCTGCAACACCGGCGGCCCCTGCATTATCACGACCAGCACCTCCAATAAAATCACTACCAATTGCACCGGCCGCGGCCGTTACCAGCAATCGTACCCTAACAACACCACCAGCATTCTCACCGGCATTACATTCAACTCCAGTAATAGTACCAATATCTCTCAATACTGCAGGATTAGCATTAGTAAAACCAGAAACAGTTTTACCTACTAAAAGATTAAGACCACCACATGCTTGATTACGAACTGGAAGACAACCAGCATCAATGGCGGCCTGCGTAGGTACTTGGCCTGCACCAGCGGCCGCTCCTATAATCTGGTCAAAGCCGGGGTTCTTTTCGGTATATAAATCAATAGATGTAACTGCACCAGCACCACCAACGGCCGACTGAATACCAAACCTATGACTCTCAATAACATCTGAAGCAAGAGAACCATCATCATTACAGACACCAGCACCAGACCAAAGTTCTAATGATTTCTTTGCAGAATTAAGGTCAATCTCAACACGAAGACCTTTTGTAAGAAGACCGGCCGGCATCATCTTCTGGGACAATGCACCCAATACACCAGAGTACAACTGAACTGCAACCTCACAAGTATTAGGTTTTCCAGTAGTATCTACTGAATAATCATAGGCCGCTTGACGACCAGTAGTGTAACTGTTAAAAAGCATAGATTTATCACCATTTCGTGAAGGAAAATCATCATAAAGAGTTCCATCAAAATCACGACTGGAAGGTTCTAAAAGTTCAGTAAGACCTCGTTTATTTCTGACAGTACGGTTTTCAGAATAATAATGCAACTTTTCTGCAAGTTCAGCATAATTCTGGATAGTTTCCAATTGAAGATTACTATTCATGTCATAAATCCGTATCTGATTAATAAGTGAATGAATACCACACTTTTTACTAAAGGTAACAACTGCTGGTGCATCATCAACACGAACTTTAAATGTAAGATATGTCTGACGAGGGTCAATAAAGGCGTTGAAGGCCGGAATCTCAAAGCGGACGGTCTCGCCGTCACGGTACTCTAACTGATGGTCTGAAGGACTAAAAGTAGATTTAGAAGGTATAGTTTTATTATACTGTGATGCAACAAAATCCATTATACATTTACTAAATAAAATAATTTCTCTAAAACATTCAAAAAAATTATTTTTTGTCACTTTTGAACTTTTTTACTCTTCCAGTTCTCTTTTTCTCTCTAATTGCTCTTTCTTTTTCTTTTTTAGATAGTTCTTTAAATGTTGCAGGAGTTTTTTTAGTTACTCTTTTTGTAGGACGATATATATCACCTTTTTTCTTATAACCCTTACCCCCTCTCTGATTCTTCCAATCTTCCTTAAACCATCGTCCTAAACCTTTCTTTTTATTTTTCTTACCCTCATATGCAGAACCATCACCATGTTTCTTTTTATATCTTTCCTTATAAGTTTTAACTAATAATCCAGAACGATAAGCAGAATGTTTTGGCATTTTTTTGTATATTGATTTTTTTACACTATCATATAATTTTTGGTCTTTTGGAACGGCCATTTA